GTTAGACACAGAGTCTTTTTCGTTTGTGCGTGACCAATCATGAACATTCGAAGTTTCGTGTCTTGGGTCGCACTGAAATCAAACGTATCAATGCCGCCCGCAAGCAAGGCTATACACGGGAACATGGTGTACTTTTCGCGAAGTGTCATGGCGGCACTCAAGATGCAGATTGCGTACGACTTGATGTCCTTCACGTCAGACTTCCATTCATCGCCGATGCTGAATGCAAGCACGGTTTTTGGATCCTGACCGATGAATGGGCCACATGGAATCGCCTCGAGTGTTCCACCGTCGATGTAACGCCACGGCCCAATTTGCATGCTTTCAAACAGAAAGGGGATCGATACGGACATGCACACGGCATCGAGAACAGACATGGTCGGTGTCGTATCGACCGAAAAGTAGTGCGTCGCGTGCAAGTCGATGCAGCACGCAGCCACGTGGAGCTTCACTGGCCAGTGTGCATAGAGCTCAGCGAATGTGACATCATCCTTTCGTATAAAGGTACGTGCGGTATCCTCAAACACGCCGCGAACCTTTTTGTTACTCACGAGTCCAAAGGATTTAAGAAGCACCTTGATGTTTGGTTTCATCACCGCCTTGATCGGTGCAGAAAGGCTATACTGGAGAGACTTTTGCATATCACCCTTGGCGAGGATGTAGACAAAGCCAAGCAGAGCACCGGCAGATGCACCGGAAATTGACACGAGTTCGTTGAGTGCACTGGCATCAGACAGTGCACTGAGCGCCCCCAAATACATAAAATACCCCATCGCACCTGGACCGAAAGCCAGGTGCTTCATACTACCTGAATCTAATAGTACTGCGCAAACTGGCCGCGCATGAAAGAAAAGACCAGCGCGTACACCAGCGTGTGCACAGCGACGGCAGCCGGCGAGCTCTGGCCAGACATGAACACGCCGCGGCTACCGGGAGGCAGGGTCAGCAGCACACCGGGCGTCAGCAGCACGAACAGAATAGCCGGCACGATCAAATCAGCCGGGCGNAGNGACAGACGCAGCACGAAGCGAGCCAGCACATAGTACACCAGCGACAGGACGATCGCGTGGATAAAGACCGTCTTCAGGCTGCACTCGCACCCTGGGAACAGCTTGAGGCTCGGCAGGGCGAGGATCAGGCCCGGGCTGAGCAGAGCAAACAGAATCGCGGGCGTGAGCACCTTGGGACCGGTGATATCAATAGGCATTTATAATACGCGATGAAAAAAGTTAGCTCGAGTTCCGACTGACAAACTCGACAAACTTGGGAAAGGTTGCTCGGTTGAGGATCGAATTCGAAATGTGATTATCCCCGAGGTACGCCTGGAGTGACATCCACATGTTCAGGATGTGCTCGCTGTTCCAATCCTGCCACGCCTGAGGATCGAGCACAAGCTCGTCATCGTCATTGTTGTCGTCGTCGCGTGCATCCTCAGCCTGGAACGCATCGTACGCGTATTCGTTGTTGACACCCATCGTTTCTACTTGCTGTGTTGGCGACCCACGTCCTTAGGCCTTGCGAACTGTAAGCACCTCGCGCTCCTTGACTGGAGCCGCGTCGAGGATCGTCTGGTAAGCACCTTCGACCTGAGCCTCGTTTCCACCGAAAAAGGTGTGAAGGCCTGTGAGTATAACCTCTTTGGTAATGCTCCCCTTAGACTCCTTCTTCTGGTAGGACACCTTCTGGCCGTCCACCTTGACGTCCGTGTCAATCGCCTCCGTCTTCATATACTGCTGAACCTCGGATCGAAGCTCCTTCTCACGCTTGTTGAGGACACTAATGTCCGCGCGAGCAGCTTTGAGCTGAGATTTGAGACCGAGCCACTCGGTCATCGTATCACGAATCATTTAGAATGACGTCGCATGTTTTTTTTATCTATTAATACTCATTCTCGATCTCAAACTTGGGACGCATGGTGTCGGGCGGGATGGTCGACATGTTGAAGATGCTCACCGGGTCACGGGGGTTGGACGGCTCGGAGCGCTCCTGGCGGTTGGCATTGCGCAGAACGCCGCCAATCGTCTCGGGGAAGCCAATCTGGGCACGGGGATCCAGGAAGTTCTGGCCGGACAGAATGGCGTCCGGGCTGAACTGACCGAAATCCTCAGTCGTCACCACCTCCTTGGGGATCAGACCCACGTTGGGGTCGGTGGGCGTCTGACCAATCTTAAACCCGCCCATGATAGAACCCATCACTGCATCGAACGGGGCAAAGCCAGTCGCACCCTCACCATCATCGCTCTGGACCGCCGCAACATCACCACCCTGGGTGATCATGGGGCCAGACTTCTCAGCGCCGACCACCGTGCCCATGGGGGCAGACTCGAAGCCGCTGCGCTGAGGGGCGAACAGCATCATCGTAATCAGAAAAAGAAGAACCAGGATTGCGAGACCTTTGCCGTCCATTTATATTGTACGCCGACTTTTTTTACAGGTCGACCTCTGGCTCCTCCTCCTCGGCTGCTGGGTCATCGGTGAAAAGGTACTCGCGGGGAAACTTGGGCTTCTGGGGCGCCTTGACACGCCCCTGGACAACCTTCCATACCGGCTCGAAGGCGCGCTTGGTAAACACGAGGCCTGACAACTCGACGAGAATATCAACCGACGTGCTCGATCCAAACTGGGTCAGATCGACACGGGCCTTCTGGGTGTCGTAGAAGGTGGTGACAATCTCACCCTTGATCGTCACAAAGGACGCGGACAACTCATACTCTGGGGTGACGCTCTTCTGGTAGGCGGTCGTCACCGTCTCGTCGGAAATCTCCTTGCCAAACCAGAGCACCTTGGAGTCCTTGGCCTGAGCGACGATCTGCTCATCAATGTCCGAGAAAAGAGTCAGATCCTTGGCAATGGTCACGGTCACCTGGTTCCCCTCGGTGACTGCCAGCTTNACATTGTTCACCTGGTGAACGCAACGTTCACCACTGTCCTGGGTTACCTTCAAAAAGTATCGGCCGTCAGGAAGCTTTGATGGAATTCCGTACAACATGTGTCCATAAAACACTTCTTGGCTCTAAGTAATGAGCAGTACACCCCCTGCTATGCCGAGCACGACCGCCAACTACTGCGGTGATCAGTACAACAACAAGGGATGTGCGTGCATGCCTCAGGTGACTGCCGGCCTGACACCCGCCACACAGTCTGCCGCAAACGTGACGCTCATTTGTGCTTACCGGGAGAACGGGATACAGTACGGGTGCGACGCAGGGTGTTGCCCTGGAGGAACGTGCACTGGAACACCAGGTACGAGCAGCACAGAGGCGTCGTCGATGATGGCGACCGGGACGACGGTGGCGACGGTGGCCGCAACACGCAGGGGGGTGAACAAGAAGGTCTACTGGGCGATGGTTGCACTGGGTATTGCATTTGCACTTTTTATGTTTCTTGCAGTGGGGTATGCGAGCACGCGCAAGTAGAAAAACCTTGACAACAGGTAGATGGATGCACTTCCTACACCGAAGCAGGCATATGAGTATATGATCAAAACGACCGTGTACGGAAGTGTCAAGCTGTGGCACGTGGTTCTTTTCCTCGTCCTCGGACCAACCCTGACGTGGCCGATGCTCGTTTTGCTCATGTTTGTGTTTGGTAACGAAACCAGAAAAGCACTTAAAGATGTGGTAGGTATAGTAAGTAGAAATGGAGACCTCAACCAACGACCTTCTGACGACCCTGCAGGTGGAGATCAAGGCGCTGCGCAAGGACCTGCGAAAGGTCAAGCAGCTGCTCGAGGACCCCTCCGGTGAGAAGGCAAAGGCGCGTGCGACCAACAATGGCTTCAACAAGCCCCTGGATGTGTCCGAGAAGCTGCGCGCCTTTTTGAAGCTGGGTGTCGAGGACAAGGTGTCTCGCAGCCAGGTGACCAAGCTGATCAACGAGTATGTGACGGAGAAGGGTCTGAAGGCGGGCCAGCAGATTACACTGGATGCCAGCCTGCAGGATCTGCTTGCCCCTCCCGCGGGTACCCAGATTACCTTCCTGAACATCCAGAAGTACATCAACCCGCACTACATCAAGCCGGTTGCTGAGCCCAAGGCCCCAAAGGAGCCCAAGACTCCCAAGGAGAAGAAGCCGGCGGCCGTCATTCCCGAGACGCCCGTGTCTGTGACGCCTTTGGTGGCTACTCCGTCGGTGGTTGCACCGGCTGTGGCGACTGAGAAGCCCAAGGT